TTCCTATACTTATTAATGTGATTTTCATATTCCGTAATCTGCCTGTCTATATCTTCGATTTGTTTCTTATATTCCTTTTGAAATTGTACATACTCCTCTGCTGTAATAAATTTATCCTTATAATCTTCATATAAGCCTTTTTCCCTTGAAATAATACGCTTTCTTTCATTTCTCAGCTTATCAAGCTGCCTGTTTAAAACCTTATACTGAATATTTGCAGAGTCCGTAGCGTTCAATTTTTGTATCAGGGATATTTTTTCTATACATATCTGCATATGTTTTTTTATTACACTAAAAACGCTCCTATCAAAATCCTCATATGGAATTTTGACATGCCTGTCCCTGCACAAAACGCTGCTTTTCTCTCCTGCACAATAATAATAGAACTCACTTTTTCCTGTATCCTTACGCTTGATAAAAACTCTGGAACCACATTGCCCACAAGTACACTTTCCAACAAATTTATTCTTTGGTACTGGTGATTTTTGCCTTCCTCTGTTTATCGCATCATTGAACTGCTTTGTACTATCACTAATCATTTTCTGCACTATGGCAAATTCTTCTCTGGAAACAATAGCTTCGTGTGTATCAGGAATTATAATCCAATCTGCCTTATCATTTCTTCTTTTGGTTCTATGCTCACCTAACTTTCCTCCCGACTTACCGTGTACAGAGTCACCAACATACTGCTGATCCTTTAATATATCTTTTACCTGTACATAATACCAGTCTTTTGCTTTATCAAACTTTTCTTTATCACCTATATTGGAATATCTATATTGACTTGGTGAAAGAATCCCTTCATTTTTAAGTGTCCTAGCAATTTCAGCCAATTTCATTCCATTGAGATACATTGAAAAAATACGCTTTACGACCTGTGCTGCATATTCATCTATCTCCAAACACTTCTTTTCTCTGTTTTTCTTATATCCATACGGAGGTCTTCCACACACATATAAACCACTTTTCCATATAGAACGAAATGCTGTCCAGACTTTATCTGATAAGTCTTTAGAGTAATACTCATTAACAATATTCTTCAAAGGCATTGTAATATCTGCATCCGGTCTTATCGAGTCAAAATCGTCTGTAATCGCTATATATCTGACATTAAACATAGGGAATATTCTCTCAATGTATGTCCCTGACTCAATATAATTTCTTCCAAGACGGCTCAAATCTTCTTGTGTCAAGTAGGGACTAAAAAAATTTTGAGAATTTACAAGCCGTTCATAGGTGGACAACCACCCGTGAACGGCTTGCGTTTTCTCTACGCTCTTGTGCCGTTCTTTGTGCGACGCTTCTTATACGCCGCCGCAAATGCCTCCAACATCGGAGTGACCGGAAGCTCGTTGTCAGGCTTGGACAGATACTCGAACCGGATGCCGTTCTCCCGGAACTTTCGCTCAAACCTCATGAAAGAGGAAGTGTCCCGGCTGATTCGCGAGGTGTCGCGGGTGAGGATCGTACCGATGTCCTGACGCTTGGCTTCGTTCAGCAGGAAGTTCATGATACCTTCCGTATGGACGCCGGAGATGCCGTCTGCCGCCACAGCAGCAGCCACCTCATAGCCTTTGTCCTTCGCATAGCGTTCCAGCTCTTCCCGCTGGTCTGCTGCCGCAAGCTGATCCGCACAGGCAACGCGGATATAAAGAAATACTTTCATTTGGCTTCTCCTTCTGATGTAGTGAGGAAGTCCTTGAACTTCCAGACGATTTCTATGTTGTCAAGATCGTAAATGTAGACCGCAGAAATGAATGCGTGGGTCAGCTCATAGGTCAGAGCTTTGCAGTCGGCGTACTGTTCGCAGACCGCATCCAGCTTTTCATCTGAACAGGCGGTCTCGGAGTCAAGCTCCTTCATCCGCTCGTGACTGCGCTGGATTGCTCCATCGTTTTCAGCAATCTTCACATCCGCTGCCGCCTTCTGCTGAATGTACGCCTCCTTCGTGATGCTTCCGGCTGCATACTTCTCGTAGAGCCTCAGCTTGGACGCCTTGTGCTGCTCGTTCTGCTTTTGCAGAGTGCGGATTTTATCAGCACATTCCTTGATGGCAGATTTTCGCAGATCACCGACTTCGCGGTTCTGTATTGCTTCCTTCTGTGCCAAAGCAAGAAACTGAGTAAGGGCATGGAAGACAACCTTCTCAATATCCATTTCCGGAAAGCTCCTGCCAACCGGACAGTCTGTGTTTCCGTTGTTGACCGAGTGAATGCACTGGAAGTATCGAATGCCAGCCTTGTTCTTTCGGCGTGTCATAGCACGTTTACAGTTACCGCAGCGGACGAGTCCCTTGAGCGGATAGTCATGCTGCTTGCGCGTGGGATTCCGTCCTCCGCCTCGAATGACCTTCTGAGCAAGCTCAAAGTCTTCCTTGCTGATAATAGCTTCATGCGTTCCTTCTACGATAATCGGC